TAATAACAATCATGCGGGAGATATGGAACCATGACAACAAGAAACTTTAGAGTCAATAACGGAATATCAGTAGGTGATGTCGTTATCGACGCTTCAACAAATAAAATAACAGGATTATCCACAACAACACCATCAGCAGACGGTGATGTGGTAGTCAAAGGATATCTAGACACAAGAATCAGTGCCCTTTCTAGCACTTCAATCACACAGGGTGATTCCAACGTAACAGTTGTAGACACAGGCACAGGATCAGTAACTATAACAGTGGACGGTGCTGCTACCATGACTCATGCAGCTTCAGGTATCACTGTTGGTAACGCTCTTTCAATGACCGTTAGTAACAAAAACGTAACTCTGTCACCCACTGGATCAGGCACAGTGGAAATAGCGCCAGCTGGTGCATTGACCATGGGTACTGCCGGTGTTACTACAACAAAAAGAGGTAACATTACAGCAACCACTGCCAATCAAACTATCAACCTATCTCCAACTGGTACAGGAACAGTAACTATTTCTCCAGCTGGATCATTGACATTAGGAACAAGTGGTCAAACTGCTGCATTTTTAGGCAGCGTGAGAGTAAATGGTGATATAACTGTGGATGGAGAGCAATTTATCGTTAACACCACTACTTTATCAGTAGAAGATAACATCATTGAATTGAACAGGAACATATCTACCAATTCTCAGGTGCCTACTTTTTCAGGATTAAAAGTCAACAGAGGCGAGACATCTTCTGCCACAGAACAGGACGTGTTCTGGGTGTGGGATGAAAGTGCTATCGATGACGGATCTTCATTGACTAATTCCCCAGGATTAGCGGGTGGTTGTTGGACAGCTTTGAGAGGCACCACAGATAATGATTCTGGACCAAGTGCAATTAGTTCTCAAGAATCAAGTCTAGTGGACATCAGATGCAGAGTCATCTACGCCACAGCAACATCGGCCCAGTACGCGGATATCGCGGAGAGATTTGCAGCAGATGCTGTGATGACTCCAGGTGCCGTGGTGATGTTTGGTGGTGCACAAGAAATCACAGAGACCGCAGAAGAACTTTCAGACAAAGTTTTTGGTGTGGTATCTACACAACCAGCCTACATGATGAACTCAGGTGCTGGTAACAATGATTCACATCCTTTCGTGGCCATGACTGGTAGAACTCCAGTGAGAGTTACTGGTACAGTGAACAAGGGTGACAGATTGGTATCATCCAGCGTAAAAGGCACTGCTAGAGCTGCTAGAACTGGCGAATCTATTAATCCTTTCCACGTGATCGGAAGAGCTCTTGAGAGCAAATCTGATGCAGGCATTGGATTGGTAAATTGTTTCGTTCAAGCAAAGAACTAAGTAAAACACTTCCTAAGTAGTAACAGAAGGGCCGCAAGGCCCTTTTGTTGTTTACAGCATAAATATCTATACTGTCTGGCCCACAATGTAACAGGGCTCTGCGAGCATATGTTCGTTGATATATTTTTATAGAGAGGATCCATCAGTATGGCCATAGGCCGTATATCTGGATCGGTGTTGAAGAGTAATCTTACTCGTAACGGCGTCGATCTGGCATTTGAAACAAGCCTGTTGTATCTCGATGTCACCAACAGTCGAGTGGGCATAGGAACCTCTGAACCCAGCACAACATTACACGTGGTGGGCAACACCACAATCACAGGAAATTTATATTTGTCGGGCTCTTTCAGTCCTGACACCATTTCAGTCAACAATTTATACAGCACAGACAGCACAGCCATACAGATCAACGATGCTGTGAACATATCTGGCGCATTGAGTTCTTCTGGCATAAAATATCCCATCACAGATGGCACCAATGGACAGTTCATAAAAACTGATGGTGCAGGCAATTTAACTTTTGGCACAGTGTCCACAAATTCCATATCGCAACTGAACAGCAACGTCACAGTGACCGATGCTGGCACAGGCAGCATAACCATTGTGGCCGATGGTGCCACAGTGGCCACGTTTGACACTGCCACAGGGGTGGATGCATCCACCAGCACCAAATCTTTGAGACTGCCCAACGGTGCCACGGGAGATAGACCCACAGGTGCAGCCGGCATGGTTCGTTACAACTCCACCACAGACACCATAGAGGGTTACACCACAGCAGGTGGTTGGGCACAACTGGGAGCAACCTCAGCAGCAGCACAGGACACAACCAACACCAGCGTGAATGCTTACACAGCCATCAGCACCACACAGGTAACAGCAGACTCATTCTTAACAGGTGCTTTTGACAGTGCATGGTACCTAGCTGTCTCCAAAGACGAGATCAACACAGAGATGTCCACAGCCAAATATTCTTTGGTTCAGAATAAAACCTCTGCATACGTGTCCACATCTTCTTTAACATCATCAGGCACAAACAAACAGATAGCCATCGATGCTGATGTGTCTGGTGGTAACGTGAGATTACGTGCCACAGGAACCAGTGTGGTCAACTCTGTGAGTTTTTATAGAATAGGATTAGGTGATAACACCACTGCTGCCACATCAGGTAATGCTTCTACAATTATTAATGCAACTGTAACATCATCTTCCAGCAACATAGACACATGGAGCAAACTATCCTATCGTGGTGCCAAATATTTCATCAGTGCCAAAAACTCCACCACTGGTGAATACAGCAACATGGAGTGCATGATTACACACTATAATAATACTCCTTATATACAGGTCTACAACAATGTTAATACCGGAAACAATGATCTATTGACACTGGATGCTTCTATATCCGGCAACAACGTTCAATTGACTGCCAGTGCAAATCAACCCAACTGTCGAGTAATTCTATACAGAATATTATTGAGTGATGCTGAGACCGCAGCAGCAGGAACGAATACCAATGTGATAGGAGCCACCACAGTCAGCAGCTCAGACACAACTGTGGATTCATTCCTTACAAGCAGTTATACAGGATGTCACTATGTGGTAGTGGCAGTGAATTCCACAGAAGGAGCAGCCAGCATACAGGAAGTCACTGTGGTTTCCGATGGGGCAGATGCATACGTAACCACGGGACCGATCGTTAGCTCTAAGTCCAGTGATCAATTACAATTTTCAGCGAGCTTATCAGGTACCACTGCTACTTTAAAAGCATCATCCACGTCGGGCAGCAGTACCACAATTAATGCTTATAGAGTTCAATTATACAGACCGTCGGCGGGTGCTAGTACTGCAGACACTGTTTTGGTCAGCACAACTCAAACCATTTCAGGACAAAAAACATTCACTGCTCCGATTGCTCTAACAGTGGGTTCAGATCCTTCTACAGTAGTAAACACTGCACATATCTATGCTAAATCTGCTGCTTCTAGTGCTGAAGTATATGTCAGAGACGAGGCCGGAAACGTTACTAAAATATCTCCACACAATGAACAAGGAGAATGGGAATACTATTCACGCAATACAAAAACTGGAAAAACAGTACGCATTAATATGGAAGAAATGATACGAGATATAGAAAAAATTACTGGTAAAAATTACATAAAAACAACTAATTAGTAGTATAAAAGTGCAAATATGGCAAATAAAAATTTTAGAGTTAGCTATGGATTGGATGTCGACGGTGGTATAAATGCTACTGCTGGATTAGTGGCCAGTGGCCTCACTTATCCTACCAGTGATGGTTCCAATGGACAGTTCTTAAAAACCGATGGAGCAGGCAATTTAAGTTGGGCAACTGTTGGCGGAGGTGGGGGTAGCGTATTAACAATCATAGGCGATGATTCTTCAGGCACTGTTATCTATAATGATCGAACTTTTAAATTTGCAGGAGCTGGCACAATTACTACATCGGTATCAGGAGATACTTTAACGATAACCGGATCGGCGTCAGGAGCGCAGGGCATAACATTTGTGGGCGATGACTCCACCGGCACTCGCATATCTGATAATGAAACTATTAAAATTGCAGGAGCAAGAGGCATAACCACTGCTGTCAGTGGAGATACTCTAACCATAACTGGTCCCAACCTAACCAATTACGCACAGAAATCAGACACAGCCATAATCATGGTCGGTGATGACTCCTCTGGCACAGCCATCACGATAGGTGAAACTTTTAAAATTGCTGGCGGAACAAATATCACAACTGCTGTGGTCAATGACACTGTCACAATCACTGGCAGCAAAGATATCAATGTTAATTCAATATCATCCACAGATTCATCTGCTGTACAAATCAACGATGGTTTAAATGTCAGTGGCACTCTGACTGCCTCAGGATTAGTTGCCAATGGCATCACTTATCCCTCCACAGATGGTTCTGCTAACCAAGTGTTGGTTACTAATGGATCTGGGATATTGAGTTTCACAAGTTTAAGTGCGTTTACGGGCATTACTTTTGTGGGTGATGATTCTTCAGGCAGCACAATTAATACAACAGAGACTCTAAAATTTGCAGGAGCAACAGGCATAACCACAGCAGTGTCAGGAGATACTTTAACTATTACAGGACCCAATCTAAGTTCATATCTAACCAATTCAACTATAACCATAGTTGGAGACGATAGTACTGGTGTTACTCTTAATTCTAATGAAACTATTAAAATTACTGGCACATCCAACATCACCACAGCAGTATCAGGAGATACTTTAACCATCACTGGACCTAATCTATCATCCTATCTAACTGCTGTGCCCAAGACCATAGATGTTAATGAAATCAGTTCCAGTGATTCATCGGCTATTCAGATCAACGATGCTGTAAATGTCAGTGGCACACTGACTGCTAACACATTTGTTACCAACGATATCAGTTCTGGAGATTCTACTGCTGTACAAATCAATGATGGTGTGAATGTCAGTGGTACTCTGACTGCCAACACATTGGTTACCAATAATATTTCATCTTCAGAATCATCAGCTATTCAGATCAACGATGCTGTGAACGTCAGTGGCTCACTGACTGCTAATACATTAAAAACTGATAGCACTGCCACAATCAGTGGTACTCTAACTGCAAACACCATTGTCACTAATGATATTTCTTCAGCAGACAGCACTGCTGTGCAAATTAATGATGGGTTGAATGTCGGTGGTACTCTGACTGCCAACACATTTGTTACTAATAATATTTCTTCATCAGAATCATCTGCAATACAAGTGGATGATGCAATGAATGTCAGTGGAACACTGACTGCCAACACATTCGTTACTAATAATATTTCTTCATCAGAATCATCTGCAATACAAGTAGATGATGCAATGAATGTCAGTGGAGCATTCACTGCCAACACGCTATCAGTAACCACCACAACCACCAACAATGCTGTTAATATTACCTATAATCCAGCATCAGCTGCTGGTGTGGCAATATTTGCCACAGGTAAAGATACCAATGGTGGCATCGGCTACTTTGAATTCTTAAAAGCAACCAATACCACATCGGGTGTGACTAATGGTAGCAAATCATTCCGTGTTAACTCAACTGGTGCATTGGAGATTATTAACAGTGCTTATGATGCCACCATATTCTCTTTAACTAATGCCGGATTAATAACTTCTAATGGATTAACTGCTAATGGCACAGTGACATTCAATGCAGGCTATGTGGAAAAAATTAATACACTGACTGCTGGTACAACCATCACAATCAATTGTGCTCTAGCACCTGTGCATAAAGTCACTCTAACAGCCAGCACAGGATTTGTTATCACCAGTTTGCCCACTGGGGGATCAGTCTCTGTCATTGTGGTACAGGGAGGTTCAGGCTCTTACACTGCCACGTGGGGCACCGACACTTCCACTGCAGTAAAATTTGCAGGTGGTACTCCCACATTATCTACTGCTGTTGGTGCTATAGACATTGTGACCATATTCAATGACGGCACCAACTACTACGGCGACATTGGTAAGGCCTACGCATAGGAAGAGATCATTATGCCATTGGGATTATCTAAAAAAAGAATGACCAGGACAGGAGGCATAACCAGCACCTATCTGGCAGGGTTATATAAAACCACCTATGCAGGTTATTTTGCTGATAACGTGAGTTTTTTTGCCACAGCCACTCCCACAACATATGGAGCAAACCCTGCCACGTCGGTGCAGACCACTGCAATTTCTGAACCTGCCACGGATGATGGTTCTGATTTCAGCTGTCAATGGTTGGGTTATTTCAAACCCACCACCACGGAAACTTATACTTTTTTCACAGCCAGCGATGACGCCAGCTACATGTGGATCGGTGCCAATGCTGTCACAGGATTCACCACTGCCAATGCCACAGTGAACAACGGAGGATTGCACGGTGTGGTAGAAACGTCAGGCACTGCTGCTCTCACGGCTGGAGTTTATTATCCCATAAGAATACAGTTTGGAGAAAGAGGCGGTGGTGATTCAATGACTTTTAATCACTCCACAGCCACCATAACCAAAACAACAGATGTGACCGGTAAAGTATTTTACAATCCTGCAACCAACGGATTTTAATCTCAACAAATTAAACTATAAGATCCAATATGGTCTGCAATTTTCCTTTTATTGATCTATTATTGAGGGTGTTTCTCAATCCTGCATGAAGATTTTTTGGCCAGCATTCGAATGCACACCAGGCATAGGAATTGTGTTCTCCGTTCAACCGTGGCAGGAATTCTTCTGCGACACAGATCACATAGGTGTTGAAGAAAAACTTCTGATCGTTGCTGGTGAACAGTTCCAGTGGTATTACTTTTTTAAATGCTGCCACTGATCCCACCTCTTCTTCTATCTCTCTCTTCAATCCTTCAAATGCGCTCTCTGTGTACTTCATGCGTCCACCCACCAATCCCCACATGCCGCGGGTCTTGGCATCATTGCGTTGTAGGAACAGGAATCTCTTGGTGTTCACTGCGTAGAACAGCGCACCAGAGCATATGATATTGTCTTGCATGATTTAATTATAGCACAAGTGTCCACTTGCCCGCAATATAGATACCTTCGTAACTTTTGACCCAGTTTGTGCCATTGTATTTGTACTGTATGCCTGTGTTGAGATTGGTAACATATTCCACTGTGCTGTCAAATTCAGATGCGTCAAACACCACGCTCCAGGTGTTGGTGGCGCTGTTGTACTGCACGATGTCGTTGGCCTCCGCGGCATCATCAGAAAGGCCCTGCCAGTATTGTGTGCTGTCGCCGATGTTGTCTGTGATCAGGAACCTGGTGCCATTGGCCACTGCAGCAGTGGCATCAAATGTCAGTGGATTTATAATTTTATTAACTGAAGATATGGTGTTGGCTGGTATGGTATCACCGTCAATATTGAACAGGAGAATAGTTTCATCCAGTGGAGACACTGATATAGTGCCAACCACTTCGTTGCCATTCTCTTGCTCCAGTTTGATCTGGCTCAATCCGTTGGTGATTTTTCCATATTGATTTAATAATATATTCCAGTTCACCGGAGGTCCAAATTGTTCAAATGGATCCAGTGTTGTGCTGGCATGTGCTCCTGTGTAGAATCCATCTCCGCCTGAACCCACATTAATTCCTGTGCTGCCCAATATCCTCAACTGATTGCCTGTTAATAATAGAGAATAATTGTTGGGTGTAATAAAAGATTTTGATATCAGTGTGCCATCTATCAATCCATCTGCTATGCCACCATCGTCATCGTAGATGCTCATGATAATTTTCTGTATCACTCCCAATTTAGAAACTTTAACCGGTGGGCTCAACCATATGGGCATGCTGAAGCTGATCGACGCCACGTCTATTTCTGAGTCAGCACCCATCGGAATGGTTCTTGAACTGTATGTTATTCCTGTCAGCTCTATGTAACTCAGGCTGGTCCAATCGATATAGTTGTCACTCTTTTGAATTTCAAAGTCGGGATTGAAAAGATACAGTATCTGTTCCAATATCTGCAGTTTCATATCTGTATTGGTGGTAAAGATATCAGCATTGACATTCAATCTAAAAGGGCTGGGCATTACTTTTTCTATTGTATATCCTGCTCCCAGGGTGTCTTCGTACTGATTGGTGGTTTCATTGTAGGTTCTTTCTTTCAAATGTTGTTTTTCTATGTGATAGGGATTTTGCATTCTTTCTCTGTCATATTCCAGTGCTGTGATATATGCAGCAATTTTTGGCGCTGATTGTAGAGCATTCTCGCTGTTGTTTCTAATAATATTGGCCACCTGGCGAGTCATGTCACCATAGGTCACTGGTACCTGTCTCAATTGTACCACACCATCTTTGCCTTTGCCCAGCTCAATAGAGAAATTGCTCAGCACTCTAATGAACTGAGTTAAAAATTTTCTGATTTGGCCGTCATAAAAATGAATCATTAATTGTCCGCCTTGGGTTTGAGAGCATTACTTAATGTCTGTCTCTGCTCCACAGTTAATCCATTGATTGTGGTGGTGGTGCTATTGTTAACAAAACCAGTTTTAAATGTATTTCTAGAGTCATTGTTGGTTGTGGTTAATCTCACACTGTCTTCCACTTTGACCCATCTTATACCATCAAAACGAAATAATCTATTGGGTAAAAAATCTAATCTCAAGAAATAATCACCTTTATTAACATTTGATGTAGGGAAACTGGTTCCTGCTCCTGCCACATAACCATTGGGTGGTATGCCATCGCCGTTGTAATAGAATCCATAATGACTGCTGGCCGGTGTATCAATCACGGCATTGATAGGCTGATCTGATGATACAGTTTCGTCTGAATTAATACCTTCTAATCGTATGTTGCCTCGCTCATCAATGGGAGTGACATAAAATTGTTTGTAATTGAATCCTGATTTTGGAGCATCTGCTTCTGCTTGATTAATAATTGCTTCGTTGATTTCTTTCTCTTTGTTGTAGGTGCTCATGTAACTGGCCAGAGAACCGGTTGTGGTTGCATCTCCTATTATATCTCGGAATTCTTGACTGTCCACTATGGTTTTTAATTTTAATCTCAATAGGTGTGGCCAATAGGTAGGTGAGAAACCTTCTGCTGATCTATTCACATCTTCAATGACATAAAATCTTTTTAGAGCAATGGGTATGCTGGCATCTAGACTGTAATTGTCTTTTAAATTGGGAAATTCTACCACATCACCTGACATGGGCTTTCTACCCAATCTTTCCACCACATCATTTAGATGCACTGTTAGGAATAGAGTATCATTCTGTAGGAACATGCCAAATTGGCTGAGATTGAAATCTGTATCTTGCACATTGTAGATGCCTCTGATGACATACACGTCTGCATCGTATTTTCTGTCTCTGTTTTCTAAGAAAAGCAAGTCTTGTATGGTTCTTTCTCCCAGTGTGCTGGCAGCAGGCTGCGTGGCACTGGCCGGTCCATCCTTGTTGGTGGCTCCTTGATCATATGTACCCGTGTATTTGTGGAAGAAAACGTCCACTCCCCCCACTTGGAACATCTCATTCATAGTGCGATCAAAAAACCTATAATCGTTGCCCTTTTCCGGCTTGTATATTGATAAACGTGGCATACTAACCATATTTATGGAAAAGGTTCTAGCCATAAATATCCATATGTCAGAGTTACAAACAATGCAGCAGGAAATATACGATTACGTCAAAACCAACCTAGGGGATGGCATGATTGACGTGGAATTAGACCCAAAACATTATCAAACGGCACTGGAAAGGGCAATCAATCGTTATAGACAGAGATCCAGCAATGCTGTGGAAGAAAGTTATGCTTTTTTAGATCTCAAAGAAAATCAGAACAAATACATACTACCTGACGAAATTATAAACGTTCGAGAAATTAATAGAGCCACAGTGGGATCTAGAGGAGATGGACAAGGTGGTACTCTATTTGAACCTTTCAATCTGGCCTACACCAATACCTATCTACTAAGAACAGGTGCCACTGGCGGATTGGCCACTTACTACGCTTTTGCAGCATATCAAGAATTAGTGGGCAAAATGTTTGGTTCATTTATTCAACATCATTATGACAATGCCACAAAAACTTTGACCATAACACAGCGTCCAAGATCAGACACAGAGAGAGTGCTGTTACACACAGATAATTTTAGGCCTGACATAACCCTGTTGAGAGACATCTACAGCAAACCCTGGATCAGAGATTACACACTGGCTGTCAGCAAAATGATGTTGGGAGAAGCAAGAAGTAAATTTGCTACCATTAATGGTCCACAAGGTGGAACTACTTTAAATGGTGAAGTATTAAAACAAGATGGTATGGCCATGATAGAAAAATTAGAGCAAGAGATTAATAATTTTATCGATGGTGGTATGCCAACTAGTTTTATTATCGGTTAATTCTTTTTATTATCTTTTAATTCTTTAACACTTCACATTAAATATATCTGATTATGGCTAACACAGGCATTAAAAAAATTCGCGATCTAACACTGGAAGAACTTGAAGATCTAGTTACCGCATTGGAAAATATGAGTCAAGTGGCTGATCGATCCGCCATGCGAGAACAAATATTAAACACTGTTAAAAAAGTCAAGCAAGAGATTGCAAAAAGATTAAAAAACCTGTAATATACTTACATGCTGATAGGATTAGTAGGATTAATTGGGTCTGGCAAAGACACAGTGGCAGATTTTTTGGTTAAAGATCACGAGTTTCAAAGAGACAGTTTTGCAAAATCATTAAAAGATGCTGTCAGTGCAATATTTGGTTGGGATAGACAGTTATTGGAAGGTGCCACACAAGAGAGCAGAATGTGGAGAGAAAGAATTGATCCTTATTGGAGCAACAAGCTCGATAGAGCAGTGACTCCACGATATGTGCTACAGTATTGGGGCACAGAGATCATGCGAGGACATTTTCATGACAGCATTTGGATAGATTCTTTTACTGCTCGTTACAAAGGTGGAAAAATAGTACTCAGTGACACAAGATTTATCAATGAAATAGAAACTATTAGAGCATTAAAAGGTCGAGTTGTGCTGGTTAGACGAGGACCTATACCCACACAAAAAGAAATGCAAGAGAGAGCAGTACATCAAAGCGAGTGGGATTGGATAGGACAAAAGTTTGACTACGAAATAGACAATTCAGGCAATCTAGAAGATTTAAAAATACAAGTAGATGCTATGATCAAGCATCTACTTCTAAATCACCAATAGACCATCCCAACTCTTGGGTGCTTTTTAAACGCTGACAGTTGGAGCAGATGGTTTTTAAATTATAAACTGAAACATTATTTTTGTTGCCATCCACGTGGAACACATCCATTTGTGACTCATGCGTGGATTTGAACCCACACAACTCACAGCGTGTTTTTTTACGATAACCAGATAAAAACCAGCGTGTGGGACCATTAACTCGCAACTTCTTACTTTTACGTATACAGGTATCACACTGACTGCGCCAGTATATTTTGGTGCCTTTGCGATAGCCATACGATCTGGGCTTGGATCTACAGGTGTTACACAGTGGGCGTTTCATACATGTATTTACGTGCCCTATATAGGCACCAAAATTGTCAAGATAACGCCGTAAAAACCGTGTAGAACAATAAATACATCAGTTATACTTGCAAGGAGAATTAAAAATGGCATTAACATCACCAGGCGTAGAAGTCACAGTAATAAACGAGAGTTTCTATGTACCATCAGATGCGGGAACAACACCACTAATAATTGTTGCTTCAGCACAAGACAAATTAAACGGCTCAGGATCGGCCGGAGCAGCA